CAGTTCGCGGCTATGGCTGGTCCCGACTACGCTCGCTACAAGCAGCTGATGGAGATCATCCACAATAGCCCAGAGAATAAATAGTTAAGACTTTAACAATCACGGACTGAATAATTAAGTTCTTGACTTTTAAGTTCCTATGTAGTATAGTTAGTCCAGAATGGACAAGGTTAAGTGCCCCCATTGACGCTACGGGAAAGACCGAGAAATCGGCCCCGCCACTGCGGACAAGCCAAAGTGAATTGTAGTTTTATTTAACTTTAGCTTAACAATGGAGGTATTCAGCAATGGCTGATTCTTCAACCTATCTCAGTTACGTTGAGACGTATGCCGATTCGCTTCGGCTCCTGTCTCAGCAGCAGCCCTCTCGCTTCCGTAATGCCGTTATGACCCAGTCCGTTAAAGGTGAAGGCGTGGCCTTCCTTGAAACGCTTGCATCGTCCGAGGCTCAGGAAGTCACCACTCGTTACGCCGACAAGGTGAACATCGAGCAGACCCACGACCGCCGTTGGGCGCACCCCCGCAAGTTTGAGTGGGGCGCAATGGTCGAGGATCTCGACAAACTCAAGATGAACATCGCCCTTGAGGGTCCGTACACCCGTCAGGGTAACTACGCAATCAACCGTCAGATTGACGATGAGATTGTGTCCAAGTTCTTCGCTACCGCACTGACGGGTCGTTCCGGTGGTGACAGTGAAGCCTTCCCGACCGGCACCAACGTTGTCGCAGTAACGGAAGGTGCTGGCGCGGCAACCGGCATGAACGTCGATAAGCTGCTCGCGGCTCGCGAGATCATCATGGCTAACGAAGTAGACATTGATGACCCGATGAACAAGATGTTCTGCGCCATCAGCGCGGCTCAGGAACGCGACCTGCTTGAGCAGACCAAGATCGTGAACAAGGACTACCAGGACCAGGCGGTTCTTGCCGGCAACGGCACGAGCCTTAAGGAGTGGTTCGGTATTAACTTCATCGTATCGGAACGCCTCGATGTTGACGGCAGTTCGTACCGCCGCAACCCGTTCTGGTGTATGTCCGGCATGGGCCTTGGTCTGTGGCGCGACCTGACCACGAGCGTTGTGAAGCGCGACGAGATCACTGGTGAGCCTTTCCACGTAACCGTAAACGCCGTTTTCGGCGCGACCCGTCTCGAAGAAGAGAAGGTCGTCGAAATCAAATGCTCGGAAGCATAGGAGATATAACCAATGGCTAACCAAAACATGACCAATGTGGCTCTCTATGAGGCCACTCCTCCGCGACTCGCGGAACGATACGCAGGCGGTAGTTCGACGCTGGTTGTCGCAACCGACACGATGGAAGTCACGGCACTGGCTACGGACGACACGGTTGTCCTGTGCCGCATCCCGGTGGATGCCATCATCACCAGCCTTAAGATCGCTTGTGACGACCTCGCGACGACCTCTATCACGGTTGACCTCGGACTCTACGAGGGCTTCACGGACGGCGTTGCAGCTTCTGCTGTCGATGACGACTGCTTTGCTACGGCTGTCAACATTGATGGCGGTGTCGCCTTCACCGAGTATCGCTACGAGGCCGCAAACATCAATACGTGCAACATGCCTGCATGGGAAGTCGGCGCACTCTCGGCGCGTCCTGCCTATGGCGTGTTTGACCTCGTACTGCATGTGAACGCTGCGTCTGGCGGTCAGGGCGGTACTTTGTCCTACAAAGTCGAATACCTGATTAACGGCTAAGCCCCCATCATCCGATAGGGCGGCGCGGGTTTCTTCCTTTCCCCGCGCCGCCCGAATCGGAGTTTAGGAGAATGTAATGGCTGAACATCATATTCAGATGGACCGCGACGAACTTCCTGGTGAAGCCACTATTGGTACTTCCGGGCTTACTGGTACTTATGCAAAAGATGTTACTATCGCGTGGGACACCACGACCGTAACAACCAAAGCACTGCTTATCGACACACTCACTAAAGTAAAGAACTTTATCCAGAACGACATTGAGCGTAACGCTGCGGTCTCGTCCAATCGAATTGGGTATTACTTTACTGGGGTGGGCGGCAAGACTGGTATCGGATCTACTGAGGGATATACTGGATTCCATGACGGGTCGTCTGGTATTGCCACCGGTTCAGGTGTTGACATTACTGTGGAGGGTGGATTTACGCAAGGCTTTAAGAAGTCTCAGATTCTTGATACCATCGAGAAACTTGAAGATGCTATTGCACAGATGGACTTTCCCGTCGCCTAATGTCTTTGATCACTACCGAAATAGACGTTATCAATAAAGCCCTGACGCTTCTTGGCGACAGGGTTATTTCGTCGCGTAGTGAGAATAACGAACGCGCTCGCGTGATGGATGCTATCTACGACAACACTCGCGACCGTATCTTGCGCGAGTGTCCGTGGAACTTCGCGGTCAAGCGTGTCAAGTTGTCGTCCAGCGGTACTCCGGTATGGGGCGACTACGGATACCTTTACCCGTTGCCGACCGACTTTCTGTATATGATGGAGACGGACGGCGCAACGGACTACACGATTGAGGGCGGCAACATTCTGTCTGACGCAACTAACGGCGTAGCAGGCGGCACTCTCAGTATCCGCTATGTCTCTCGCGTTACCGATGTCAGTCGCATGGACCCGCTGTTCACAGAAGCACTGGCGTTTCGTTTAGCATACGACGCTTGTGAGAAGATTACGCAATCCAATACGAAAAAGGACTACTTGTATCGCGAGTACGAGACGACAATGGCTCGTGCGAAGCGGTACAACGGACAGGAAGATAATGCGTATTACTACGTGCAGGATGAGTGGATTAAAGCGAGGGCTTAATAATGCCTAGCGCATCTCCAATACAAACCACTTTTAATGGGGGCATCCAGACACCGTTGCTGGATGGTCACATCGACGCACCCCGTCGCGGCTCGTCTTATAAAGACTCAATCAACCTGTTGCCGCTTAAGCATGGGCCTGTGGTACGCCGTGGTGGCACCAAGCACATTATGGCGCAGCGCACTACTGCTGTGACTCGCTCCGAACTTATCCCGTTCATCTATAGCGACACTCAAAGCTATATGCTTGAGGTTAGTGGTGATGATTCTTATGGTAGTATCCTTCGCATATATAAGGATGACGAACTTGTACTCAACTCCAGTCTTGAGCGAACGATTAGTGACATCTCGCTTAGTGGTGGTGTCGCTGAGGTAACTGTTACAGCGACCATAACTAATGGGTACACGGCTGGAGCGATTGTATTTTTTGATAATATAGATACGGCAACAGAACTGAATTATGGCTACTATAAAGTTAAGGCCATAACATCATCCACATCGTTCACGATCACATACTATAATGGTGATGATGTAACAACACTAAGCGCAGAGGGTGCGGCTACTGGCACATCCTCAAGGCCATACAATGTTATACTTCCCTATGCATCTGGGGATCTGTTTGACTCTGATGATGTTTTCCGCATTGAGTATGTTCAGAGCAACGATGTTATGTATCTTGCTCACCCGAATTATCCACCACAAGTTCTGGTCCGCAACGGAGACGCTGACTGGTCCATATCCTCAATAGACTTTGATAATGGCCCATACATATCTAACGATACCGGTATATATCTAACCGACTTCGTTGAGGTAACTGCTGGTCGCGTGTTCGATGTAAGGACGGATCAGGCTACGTTTTCGCGTACCGATACCACGTTCTCTGCTTCGGTGTCGGGCGTTACTACGGGTTCAACAACAGTAATTGGGGCAACTTCCCACCCATTCATTGCTGGGGATATTGTAACCATATCTGGAATAACGGGAACCGTTGAACTCAATGGTAGAACGTTTGTTGTCGCCGCTCCGGTTAATGCGAATGACTTCGCGATAGAGGAAATAACTAGCGTAGTCGATACATCAGACTCAACAGCACTAAACTCATCTAGCTACGCGGCGTGGTCTGCTGGTGGGACCATAACATCATTCGGCACAAACCGGTTGATGCAGATTTACTTTGAGAATACGGGCGGTAAGGTTCGTTACCGGTGGGGTAGAATAACTGGGTACACCGACTCGACTAATGTTCGGATCACGATAGACTCCGACAAGAAGCGTGTTGGCGGTCAATGGTACGCAAGTGCTGGTGCCCCAGACAATGGAGACCCTAATACTGCTGGTGCGCTTGGGTCAAATGATGGTGATGGCGAGGACTGGTCGCTTGGAGCGTATTCATTTACTACTGGATACCCGTCAACGGTAAGTATTCACGAGGGTCGCGTTTGGTTCGGTAGCAACACAAACGAACCTCGCAGGATGGATGGTTCCGCTGCTGGTCGATTCTCTACAGACAGAATAAACTTCCAGCCGTTCACTCAAGACGGTACTGTGCGCGATAATAACGCTATCAGTATTTCTATTGGTGGTGGCGACGGTTCGCCAATTACATGGTCAGAGTCTACGCGTAACGGTCTTGCAGTTGGCACCACAAACCGTGTTGGCATGTTGACGACCAATCAGAACGCCGACGCAATGACTCCTGGAAATGTCTCTTACAAGGTCGTATCAACTACTGGATGCTCAAACCTTAAACCATTCCAGATGGACAACTCACTTATATTCCTGAATCGTGTTCGTCGTAGACTGCACGAGATGGCGTATAACATTCAGAGCGACGGGTATGTTGCCCCAGACCTTACCGAGTTGGCTGAACATCTTACGCGCTCCGGTATCAAGAGTATGGCTTACCAACAGAATCCACTAAACACCTTGTGGGTTGTACTTACTGATGGCTCACTTATAGCGATGACATACGAGAAGAACGCTGATGTAATCGCATGGCATAAGCACACCCTTGGCGGAACCGATGTTACTGTTGATTCGGTTGCCGTCATATCTGCTACCGATAACTCAAGGGATGTCTTGTGGCTCGCTGTAAGTAGAACTATAGACGGCGACACGAGCAGCCACATCGAACAGATGGAACGCTGGTTCGAGGACGACCTCACGATTCGCGACTGCTACCACGTTGATGCGGGTCGCAGCTACAGCACGGACCTCAGTGTGATTGAAGGTGCCACCAACGCCAACCCGTTGGTGATTACGGACAGCGGACACTCGCTGAGTACGGGAGATGTCATCATCTTCGAGAACGTTGCTGGCATGACGGAACTGAACGACCGCTACTTCAAGGTGGCTTCGTCCGATGCGACCACAGCAACGCTCGATTACCTCGACAATACCGCCGTGGACTCCAGCAGCTTCGGCACATTCTCGGCCAATACCACGGGCGGCTACCGCGTATGCACCAACACCTTTGACGACCTGAACCACCTTGAGGGCGAGTCCGTAGGGATTCTGGTTGATGGGCGTACACATGCCAATAAGACCGTCAGCAGTGGGTCTGTAACGCTCGACACGGGCCGTTACGGCGCGATAGTACATATCGGCCTACCGACAACATGGTCGCTGGATACGCACCGCCTGGAGGCTGGCAGCGCAGATGGCACGTCGCAGGGCAAGATGAAGCGTATGGAGAAGGTTACTGTTCGCGTCAGGGACACGCTCGGATTCAAGTATGGACCCGACAGTAGCGACACGGACGAAGAGATATTCACCAACTCGGCAGACATTGGAGTACCCACGCCGCTATTCACTGGCGACGTTGAACTGCTTTGGCCGGGTGGCTACGAGAAAGAAGGCTATATGCACTTCGAGGGTTCGGGTCCGTACCCTGTGCAGATACAGGCGTTGATGCCTAGCGTGAGTACACAAGATTGAAGGTAGTACCTCTTGAAGAATGGCACATACAGAACCTTCCCGTACAGGAAGGGCAACGCTGGACGTTCGACTACATCACACGCGAGCGGTTCTACGAGTCCATCAAGGAGTCGGGTCCGGCCTTCGCGTTGGTTGATAGTCGCAACGTTGTACTTGGTTGCGCTGGTGTTTGGCAGATCGAGATCCATCGGGGTATCGCTTGGGCTATGATATCTGGTAAAATAGGTACAGACTTCATCCACTTCCA